CGTTCTCGATTATGCTCCTGCTCTAAACAGCAACCAGCTTAATGTCGATGACACAGGCAACACTTTCGCTGGTGTTCTAAATGGTCGCATTCGTGTATACGTTGATCCATATACCACTGGTAACTATCTAACAGTTGGTTATAAGGGTTCAAGTGCATTCGATGCCGGTATCTTCTATTGCCCATACGTTCCTCTCCAGATGGTTCGTGCAGTAGACCAGGGTTCATTCCAGCCAAAGATTGGCTTCAAGACCCGCTATGGTATCGTAGCCAATCCATTTGCACAGGGAACAACTGCTGGCCTAGGTGCAATTGCTGAAGATGTTAACCTATACTATCGCAGAGTGCTAGTTACCAACCTAATGTAAGATTAGGTAATTGTAACGTAAGAAGGGGACTTGCGTCCCCTTCTTTTTATAATAAGAATAAAGCTTCTATATAATTAGGGAGAACGCAATGTTCTCCTTTGTTTTTATAAATATTGAAAAAGGAGAATCATTATGTCAGCGACTGATAATCAACCTTCAAACAAGAATTTCCTATCTCCATTTGGTTATAAGTTTTCTATTAAGAAGACACCAAACATGAATTGGTTTATTCAAGCAGTGAGCATGCCTAGTGTTTCTCTGGCCAGAACAGACGTATCAAACCCATTCGTTGTGTTTCCTGTAGGTGGTGATCACCTTCGATTTGATAATTTATCAATCACATTTAGAGTTGATGAAGATTTAGCTAACTATAGAGAGATCTATAATTGGTTAACTGCTATTGGTTTTCCTGATACGTTTGATCAATATAAAGATTTAGCCAATAAGACCTTTGGTGGAAATTCAGGTAATGCTTTACCAGGATCTGGGAATGCACTATACTCTGATGCTACTTTAATTTTACTCACGTCTGCCATGAATCCAAATCTTGAAGTTACCTTCATAGACCTTTTCCCAATAGGGTTATCTGCACTTCAGTTTGATTCACGTCTAACCGACATGCAATATGTTGAAGCCACCGCTACATTTGCCTGCAGAAAATTTAACATAAATATGCTTTAGGCTATATACATTATATGGACTGATGGGTATAATCTACCTATCGGTCTTTCATAATAAAGTATATTAGTTATAATTGGTATAGTAATGAAATTAGAAGAAATACAAGATCTATGGACTAAGGATTGTCAGATAGATAGAACTGAATTAGGTGAAGAAAGTCTACGTGTATCTCAGTTACATTCAAAATACTTTAAGTTCTTTTCTGCTGAAAGACTTACTCTCAAGAAACTTGAAAAAGACTATAAAGTTCTTTACCGACATAAGTTTGAGTACTATAATGGATCTATCTCTCAAGAAATTCTGAGAGAGTTTGGTTGGGAACCTAATGGTCTTAAGATCCTTAAATCTGATGCTCATATATATCTAGATAGTGATAAAGATCTAATTGAACTCAGTCTAAAGATGGACTATCAGAAAGAAAAAATTGACTTTCTGGAAAACATCATCAAAAGTGTAAACAATCGTGGTTACCAACTGAAATCAGCGATTGACTGGGAGAAATTTAAAGTGGGAGCATAATGGAACTAATTCGTATTGAAAAGATTAATGAACTTTATGTGAAATTGAGATGTGAACCTTGGATGACCAAGGAGATTGATTCATTCTTCACTTTTAAAGTCCCAGGATATCAGTTTACACCTGCATACCGTTCTGGTATGTGGAATGGTGAGATCCACCTTTTCAATACGTCTACTTGTCTTCTCTATGCTGGTCTTACAGAATACATAGAGAAGTTTGCTCTAGAACGTGAGTATAAAGTAGAATACTTATATGATAACGCAGCTTTTGAGTTTAGTCTTGTTGATGCTAAACAAGAGATTCAGTCTTATGGTATCAAGATAGAACCAAGAGACTATCAAATAGAAGCATTTGCTCATGCCGTAAGAAACCATAGAGCAATGATGTTATCTCCTACGGCCTCAGGCAAATCTCTTATCATCTACCTCTTAATAAGATGGTATAGGTTCTTTAGGAATAAAGTCCTCTTAATTGTTCCTACCACTTCACTTGTTCAACAGATGTATTCTGATTTCCAATCATATGGCTTTGACTCTGAAAAATATTGTCATATGATTTATTCTGGAAAAGAAAAAGAAACAAATCAACCTATCGTAATCACAACTTGGCAATCAGTCTATAAGATGCCTAAAGCCTGGTTCAATAAGTTTAATGTGGTGATTGGTGATGAAGCACATTTATTTAAAGCAAAGTCCTTAACTAAGATCCTATCCAATCTAGATCAATGCAAATACAGGTTTGGTTTTACAGGAACTCTTGATGGCACCCAGACTCATCGTTTGGTTCTTGAAGGCTTGTTTGGTCCAGTTAAAAAGGTTACTACCACGAAAGAACTGATGGATCAAAAGCACCTATCATCATTTAAGATTAAGTGTTTAGTTCTTAAGTATTCCGATGAAGAATGCAAATCCGTAAGCAAAATGAAGTATCAAGATGAAATAGACTTCATTGTTTCATCACAAAAAAGAAATAACTTCATTAAAAAACTTGCACTTTCTTTGAATGGAAACACTCTTTTGCTATTCCAATATATTGAAAAACATGGTAAAATACTATACGACTTGATCTCTAGTTCTGTCGAATCAGGCAGACAAGTATATTTTGTTCATGGTGGAATAGGTGCAAGTGATCGTGAAGATATTCGACGACTTGTTGAAATGGAAAAAGATGCAATCATCATTGCTTCGTACGGTACGTTCTCAACGGGTATCAATATTCGTAATCTTCATAACATCATCTTTGCTTCTCCTTCCAAATCAAGAATCAGGAATCTTCAATCAATTGGTCGTGGTCTAAGATTAGGTGAGAATAAAGATGGATGTGTTCTATTTGATCTTGCAGACGATTTAACGTGGAAAGCAAAGAAGAACTACAGTTTAGATCATTTCGTAGAAAGAATGAAGATCTACAACGAAGAAAAATTTGAATCAAAAATCTATAGTATAGGCTTAACATGAAATATTACAAAGTATTGAAACTTTCAAATGGCGATGATGTGATTGGTTTGATTGATGGCGAGTATGACGATCCTACTGTTTATCGTATTGAAAAGCCATTGACAATCTATAACATGACACTTGATAATGGATCAACGGCTCTATATTTAAAGAGTTATTCCGTATTGTGTAATGGTGATTTTGCTTCAATCTTTAAGAATCAAGTGATTAGTTCATATACGCCAAGTCCTACATTCATTAACTTTTATGATGTTATGGTTCAATATTCAGAACTATTCTCTATTCCAGAAACTATTGCTGGTGCTACTTCTGCTACTCTTATTTTGCAAGATGCAATCAAACGAAAACTGCGGAGAGAAAAAGATGATTTGCCTACATCAAAATCAAAATTAACTCCAAAAAATAAAGTAACACACTAAGGCATAAACATGAGAACAACAACTCACTACGTAGATAACAAAAAATTATTTGAAGAACTTTCAAAGCATAGAGTTTTAGTTTTAGAAGCAAAAGAAAATAAGACTCCTAAACCTAGACTTTCAAACTACGTAGGTGAGTGTATCTTATTGATTGCAAACAAACTTTCTAACCGACCAAATTTTATCAACTATCCATTTAAAGATGAAATGATTAGTGATGGTATAGAAAATTGTTTGATGTATATTGATAACTTTGATCCTGCTAAATCCAGTAATCCGTTTGCTTACATTACACAGATTGTATACTTTGCTTTTATTCGACGAATTACTAAAGAAAAGAAACATTTATATACTAAACATAAGTTGATTGAAAGTTCAATGATTCACAATGACCATATCGAACAAAGTGAATGGAATGAAAAAACAGAACAACACTACTATGAAAATGAACACATGAATGACTTTGTTCGTTCATTTGAAGAAACTATGAATAAGAAAAAGAAACTTAAAGAACCAGTTGGTATAGAACACTTCATTGAAGAAGACATTCAAGATCTAGAAAAAGAGATAGTTGAATAATGACAAAAGTAGCTCTTATAACTGACACTCACTGGGGATGCCGGAATGACAGTCCTGTGTTTGCAAAACATATTGCACGATACTATAAGAACGTATTCTTTCCATATCTAGAAGAGCATGGAATAAACTATGTTGTTCATCTTGGTGATATTGTAGATCGACGTAAGTACATCAATTTTGTTACTGCTAAAAATTTAGATAATGATTTCATTGAGCCAATCTATAAGAATAAGTTGTTTTTACACGCAATCATTGGAAATCATGATACGTATTTTAAGAATACGAATGAAATTAATTCAATGAATGTATTATATCGCAATAATGCTCATTTTAACTATTATTCAGAACCCACAGAATTTAGAATTGATGGTTGTAAGATTCTATTCATGCCCTGGATTTGTTCTGACAATTATGAACAATGTATGTCTGCTATTGAAATGACAGATGCTCAAGTTCTATTTGGACACCTTGAACTAAACGGATTTGAGATGTATAAAGGTTCACCTAACAATCATGGGTTTGATCCAAAGCTTTTTGATAAGTTTGATATTGTATGTTCAGGTCACTTTCACCATAAGTCAAGCAAAGGCAATATCAATTATTTAGGTGCACCCTATGAAATGACATGGTCAGACTATGACGATCCACGTGGGTTTCATGTATTCGATACAAGCACACGTGAGTTGACATTCATTCAGAATAATGATAAAATCTTTCATAAGATATTCTATAATGATGCTGATAGTGATTACATGGAAGTTATAAATCAAGATTTCTCACAGTATGCTGACTGTATTATTAAGGTTGTTGTGAAACAAAAAACTAATCTTCATATGTTTGATCTATTCATAGATAAACTAGAAAAAGCTGGAGTTGCTGATCTTCAAGTGGTAGAAGATCATTTAAATCTAAACCTTGAATTGGATGAAGACTTGCTTGAAGAAGCTGAAGATACTTTCTCATTACTAAATAAGTATGCTTCTCAAGTGTCAAAGAGTGATAATGAACAACTAACATTGCTTCTACAAGAATTGTATAATGAAGCATTAATGGTGGAATAATGATTTTATTTCGTAAATTACGATGGAAGAATTTCCTTTCAACTGGAAATACATTTACTGAAATTGATTTGAATCGTAGTAAGTCAACTTTGATTGTTGGCGAGAATGGAGCAGGAAAATCAACTATCCTCGATGCGTTATCTTTTTCTTTGTATGGCAAACCCTTTAGAAAAATCAATAAACCTCAGTTAATGAATTCAATTAACAATAAGAATCTAGTTGTTGAAGTTGAATTTGAGATTGGGAAGCACCAATACAAGATTGTACGAGGCATGAAACCTAATCTTTTTGAAGTACATCAGAATGGTAACCTCGTCAATCAAAACGCTGAGATGAAAGAGTATCAGGAAATGCTTGAGAAGCAGATTCTTAAACTTAATCATAAATCTTTTTCACAAATCGTGATTCTTGGTTCAGCTTCGTTCACTCCATTCATGCAACTTCCTGCTGCTCATCGACGTGAAGTGATTGAAGATCTACTTGACATCGAAATCTTTTCAACAATGAACATCTTACTTAAAGGTAAGGTTCTACAGAATAAAGAGCAAATCATTGATGCTGATGTTGAGATTAAACTGGCTCAACAGAAGATTGATCTATACCGTCAGAATGTTGAAAAGTTAAAGCAGAATAACGATGAACTCATTGCTGACTATAAAAGCAAGATCAATCAAGCTCAACAAGATTTTTATAAATGGGTAGGTCTACAAAAAACTGTTCAGAATGAAAACACTGGATTACGTGAAAAGATCACTGACGAATCTAAAATCACCAGTAAACTTAAGAAACTGGATGAACTAACTTATAAGTTTTCTGATAAACAGAAAAAGATTGAAAAAGAAATCTCTTTCTATCATGACAATGACAACTGCCCGACATGTAAACAAGAATTACAAGTTGATTTTAAACAGTCAAAAGTAGATACTCGACATCTTCAACTTCAAGAATTGAATGAGGCCTTACAGAAACTTAAAGAAGAAAAGAAAGTTTGCTATGCTCGTATAGACGAGATACAAGAAGTTAACAGACAAATTAGTGCAAATCTTGATGGTATTGATGAGTATATTCATCAGATTAGAATGTGTGAAAATACAATTAATGCTTACACCGCTAACATTAAAACGATTGAATCACAGACATCTAGAAACGATGTGAATGCTATTGAATTTGAACAATTAAATGATAGTTTAGAAAAATCTATTGACAAGAAAAACAAATTAGCAGACTATAAAAATACACTAGATCTTGCAGCTTCCTTGTTAAAAGATTCAGGTATAAAAACTAAGATCATTAAGCAATATGTTCCAGTGATGAATAAGTTAATCAATAAATATCTAGCATCAATGGACTTCTTTGTCAATTTTGAGCTTAATGAAAACTTTGAAGAAAAGATTAAATCGAGGTATCGAGATGAATTCAGTTATGCTTCCTTTTCAGAAGGTGAAAAACTTCGTATTGACCTTGCTTTATTATTTACATGGAGAGCAATTGCTAAATTACGTAACAGTGCTAGTACTAACCTCCTTATCATGGACGAAATTTTTGACTCCTCCTTAGATAATTCAGGAACTGAAGAGTTTCTTAAAATCTTAAACACCCTCACACAAGACACTAATGTGTTCATCATTAGTCACAAAGGCGATTCACTTTATGACAAGTTTCATTCAGTAATCAAGTTTGAAAAGCATAAAAACTTTAGTCGTATCGCAATCTAGCATGGAATAATTTTATGTCAGAAGTTGAACTACAGCCATTAAATCTAATTTCTCCTAACGATCAGATCCTCCATACAAAAATGGAAGCATTTGATTTTAAAAATCCACCTATGGATCCAGTGCTATTAGCCAACCAGCTAATCACTACTATGAATCACCATAATGGTTTAGGCTTATCAGCCAATCAATGCGGACTTCCATATCGTGTATTCGTGATGAGATCTAATCCAACAATGGTATGCTTTAATCCTAGAATCATTGATAGATCTACTGAAGAAATAGCTCTTGAAGAAGGATGTCTTTCATATCCATTAATGTTCGTTAAAATCAAACGGCCAATGTATATTAAAGTAAGATTTACCGATGCGCACGGTGAAACGCATACAAAAAAACTTGTTGGTATGTCAGCTCGATGTTTTCAACACGAATATGATCACCTTGAAGGAATCAATTACTTGCGTAGAGCAAATCCTATTCTTGTAAGTCGCGCAAAGAAATCAAAAGCAAAATTAGAAAACAGACTTAAGAAGGTGAAACGACTGTGAAACTATTTAATTTAATACAAGATAATGATATAATCATTGCCGAAGGTGCAACCTTTACTGATGGTCGTTGTGCTTTAAATTGGTTAAATGCAAACTATAAGAAAATCACTGGGATGGCTTTTTTTGATTGTGAAGATCATATCATAGAAATTCATGGCCATGATGGTCGAGTAAAACTTCAATACGTGAATGAAGAAGATCCTAAACCTAAAGTCAAAGGTAAAGATGAATACATCCAGTATGGATCACCTGAATGTTTTGTACAAGATGCAGATAAAATGTGTAAGATGTGTTCATGCTGGAAGATGACTAGAAAACACTGTTCTTAATTGTGGAGGTAAATTATGAGTGACAATTGGTCGCATGACATTATGATCATGCATGAAAAATATGGCGTATGGGATAAGGTTCAAGCTTTTGATAAAGAAAAGTTAAATAAATTCTTAGAGTTCCGTATCAAGTTTCTTGAAGAAGAAATGAATGAGCTAAGTACTGCAGAA